AGGGTCCAAATGATATGTTGCAATATTATGAAAATAGATATAAGCAAGCTATCGAAGGATTCTCATTAGAACAAATGGGAAGAAGACGAACTGATGAGTTTCTAGATGGAGAACCTCGTATAGCTCGTAAACCACAATAAGGAGAAACAAATATGGCTATTACACAAGCGTTACCAAATAGTTTTAAAAAACAACTATTAGATGGTGATCAAGATTTTTCATTAGCAGGTGCTTCACCAACAGCTGGTGATAAATTTAAGTTAGCTCTTTATGTATCAACTGCAACATTAGGTGCAGCAACAACTTCATATACATCAAGCGGTGAAGTAAGTTCTGCTGGAACTAATTATACAGCGACTGGAAAAGCATTAGTAAATTCTGGAACATCGGTTGTATCAACAACTGCTTTCACAAGCTTTGCTGATTTATCTTTTCAGAACGTTACATTAACTGCAAGAGGTTGCTTGATATATAATACATCGTTTAGTAATGCTGCGGTTGCAGTGTTAAACTTTACGACTGATAAGACAGCTACTTCAGGAACATTCACTATTCAATTCCCAGCTTTCACTAATACATCGGCTATTATAAGAATAGCTTAGTAGGAGTATTCTGGCATGGCCAATACAACTTGGGGTGAATTAAGTTGGAGTGCAGGTGCATTCGGTGGAGAAAATGATGCTATTGTTTCAGTAACAGGACAATCATTAACATCTTCTTTAAATTCTGTTTCTACTTTAAGTAGTCCATTAATTATTTTAACTGGAGAACAATTAACTTCTTCTTTAAATAATAATGTTTCTTTTTCAATTACAGGAAGTACGGCTCTTACAACAAATTTAGTAAATTCAACTTTAAATAGCGTTAGCGCCTTTGAAATTATTTTTGTACCAGTAACAGCCCCTGGAACTCCTACAACATGGGGTGCAGGTAGTTGGGGCAGCGGTTCTTGGGGCGAAAATATTGGTTTATCTACCTTTGTAGGAAATGCAACTATTGATGTAATAACTCCTGTAAATGTAACTGGATTACAATTAACAACTTCTTTAAATTCTGTATCTTTCACTATAGACGGATCTGTAGTACTTACTGGTCAACAGTTAACATTATCTCTTGGTGAAGAAACTATAACTGGAACTGCAAGTGTTTCATTAACAGGACAACAATTAACATTAGCGGAAGGCACAGTAGATCCTGCTCCAGATGCTGAAGTAACAGGAATACAATTAACTACTACATTAGGTAGTGTAGATATAGATATAGCGGTTGCTACACTTGTAACAGGTCAACAATTAACTACTTCATTAAATAGTGTAGCTATAGATTTAAATACACCTGTAAATTTAACAACTAATTTAGCTACATTATCTTTAAATTCAGTAGTAACTAGAATAGATGTAACTGCAAATGTCACTGGATTTGGCTTGACAGGAACAACGGCTCAAATATATGTAGCCGCATGGGCTCCTGTAAATACTGGACAATCCGTAAATTGGACAGAAGTAGCAGCATAAATATAGGGGTTGTATTAATTGACAAAAACTGATAAATATTTTAATAAGAGTACAAAATAAGGAATTTAAAATATGGCTTCTACATATACTACAGATCTAGCAATACAATTAATGGCAACTGGCGAAAACGCTGGTACATGGGGCGCAATTACAAATACAAATTTAGTAGTTATTCAACAAGCAATCGCAGGATATGAAGGTATATCTATTGCAGGTGGAGCACAAACAACAGCACTTGTGATGACACAAAATGCATTAGCAACAGCTAGAAATGCAGTTATAAAATTAACAGGAACGATCACAGGAAATCAAATCGTAACAATTCCAGGATCTGCTGCATCTGGTAATTTAGAAAAAACATGGATTGTATCAAACGGAACAACAGGTGCATTTACAGTTACATTTAAATACGCAGGAACTGGTACAGGACAAACTTGGTCTACAACTGATAAAGGAATTAAAATTTTATATGCTGATGGATCTGATATTCAAGTAGTAGATTTATCTACATTATCTGGAACAGTTGCAACAGCTCAAATTGCAAACTTTGCAGTAGGAACATCTCAACTTGCAACAAATGCAGTTACAGCAATTAAAATTACTCAATCAACAATTACACAAGCTAAACTTGCATCAAATTCAGTTGGTGCAACTCAAATTATTCAATCTACAATTACACAAGCTAAACTTGCAGCAAACTCAGTTGGAGCAAATCAATTAATTTCAACAGGTGTAACTGCTGCAACTTATACAGCAGCAACAATCACTGTTGATGCTGATGGACGTATTACTGCTGCATCTTCTGGATCTGGTGGAGCTGGTGGATTTGTACCAGCAGTATCTGTTGCAGGACCTTCTTCAGGTACTTTTACTCAAAGTCCTGGTACAAATAGAATTTTAGTTTATGCAGCTGCTGGCGGTGGAGGTAGTCCAGGTTTTCCAGGTGGAGAAGGCGGTGATGGTGGTTATGGAATGTGGAACCTACCTCAGGCAGTGCCTTATTCAGCACCTTATAGCGTTGGGGCTGGTGGAGCTAATTCGACTGGACCTGCCGGAAATGCTGGTGGTCCAACTACTTTAGGAAATATAGTAATAGCAAATGGTGGATCCGCTGGAACTAGTTTTAGTAAAGCTCCAAATGGAACTGCACCAGGATCAAATTATACTGCATTTCCAGCGAAGGGAATTCCTCTTTGTGGAGATAATATTACAGGTGTTGCTCAACCGGGTTTTCTGACAATATTACAAAATAACGGAACATAATAAAATGGCTTTTACAATTTGTTTAAAAAATTTTGATGATCAACCAGGTTCTCTTGTTAAAATAGCAGCAGACCAAACTGAACTAGATACATTAAATGTTTCAAAAGATAGTTTAAAAATTATTAATATTTTAGAAACAGATTTCAATAATTTAAATAATGGTATTAAAATATTTGTATCTTATTCTGGAGACACTGTAACATATATTGATAAGAGTGAAAATTTTACTAGTGTAGAAAATGTAAATTTTTACGTAAATGATATAACAAAAAAAATTAATTTTTTTTTAGAAAAAAATCCTAATCATTCTTCTTTTAACACATGGAAAAATTACAAAAATCAAATAAATAATTTTACCTTTGATAGCTTAGAATATCCAATGAATAATACTTCATTTGAACAGATACTATTAAATAATGGGATTACACCCATACACATTTTAAGACTTCCATAAATACTTTACAAAAATATAAAAAAAACATATAATACTGTTATGTTTGAGAAAGTTATTGAATTTAGTGCTAATGAAGATTATATTAATTTAAAAGAAGATCATCCTATTCCAATTAAATTAAATATACCGGAATGGTATAAAAAATTACAACATAATCAACACAATCAAACAATAAAAGGTTGTATGCCTTTTTTAGATACTTTAACTTCTGGTTATTTATTAAAAATGCCACAGGATTTTAGTATAATTCATAATGTTGATAATAAAGAAACAGGAGAAAAAGATTCTTTTTTTCAATTTGGATTAAAAAATTGGGGTCCATTACTAGCTTATAAAAACATTAATTTAAATACTTTTGCTGATTTACATAAAACATATCAATTAGAGGGATCATCATATATAGAAAAAAATAAAAATTTAAATTTTTATAAAATATTAAATCCATGGAAAATAAAAACCCCAAAAGGTTATTCCTGTTTATTTGTTCCACCTTTAAATAATACAGATGATAGATTTTCTATAATACCAGGAATTGTAGATACAGATACTTTTCCAAATGAAGTAAATTTTCCAATAGTTATTAATGGCGATAAATATCCGGTGTTAGATTCTATAATTAAAAAAGGCACTCCATACGTTCAAATAATACCATTTAAAAGAGACAATTGGAAAATGGTGATTAAGCCAAGAGTGGAAAAAGAATCTTTGAACTCTAGACTTTTTTATAATTTAAGAATATTAAATATATATAAAGATAGATATTGGAAAAAGAAAATATGGAAATAAAAAATTTTATTAAAATTTACGATGAGATATTACCTTGGAAGGTATTGTCTAATTTAATTCGTTTTGCAAATAAATCTAATTTTGAAGTAACTCAAGTTGGGGGAGGAGATAAATCTGTAGTTAATTTTAATATTAGAAAGACATATGCACTACCACTATCTAATTTACATAATTCAATGTCTAATGTTCATTGGAGTACTTTATTACATAAATATTTTAAACAAGTTTTAGAATTTTATAAAAATGATTTAAAAATAATTGACCATAGTTATAAAACTATATTTGACATATCAATTTTAAAATATGAAAACACTGGTTTTTATACATGGCACACAGATCATTTTGCAGAAATACCTAGAACAATGAGCTGTATTTTATTATTAAATAATGATTATGAAGGAGGAAATCTTTGTTTTAGAAATCCAGATGGATCTGAAGAATGGGAAGTAGAAGTTAAACCAAATAGAATTATAGTTTGGCCTAGTAATTTTTTATACCCACATACAGTTAAACCGGTAACGAAAGGAACAAGGTATTCAGTGGTAGCATGGGCACTATAAAAGAATTTAAATATAAATTAATAAAAAATTTCTTAACTAAAGAAGAGATTAAATTATTAAATGATTATTGCAGAATTAAACATAGATTAAATTTTGATTCATTTGATTTTAATCAAAATAATAATGGTGATACCTTTTTTTATGGCGACCCATTAATGGAATCTTTAATGGTAAATAAATTAAATTTAATGCAAAAAGAAACTGGCTTAGAACTTTTACCAACCTATGCATTTTGGAGGATGTATACAATGTTTGCAGATCTTAAAAAACATGTAGATAGACCTTCTTGTGAAATTAGTGTGACTGTAATGATTGGATCGGATGGAACACCTTGGCCTATTTATATGAATGGAAAAGAAATCAATATGGAACCAGGAGATGCTGCAATATATTTAGGGTGTGAAATTGAACATTGGAGAGAAGAATTTAAAGGTGATTGGCACACACAAACATTTTTACATTATGTAGATAAAAACGGTTTGAATAAGGAATGGGTGAAAGATAAAAGAATGTTATACGGTACACAAAAATGAAATTTAAACAATATGATAACGGGTCTTGTGATATAGAATTTTCTTGGAAAGAAAGATTTATTCTTTTTAAAAAAGGAAAATTACATTTATCAGAAGAATATTTAAGACACTTTGGAAATAATTTATTTAAAATAGTCGCTGAATGGAATCTAAAATTCAGTGAAGAAACAAAAAATAAATTAACTTATCAAGATACAAAAATTGAAGGTAAGTAATGACTAAAATATTGTCTCTTTATACATCACACGATGGATGTGTGACATATATTGTAGATAATAAAATTGTGTTTCATACGCAAATTGATAGACATAATAAATATAAACATTCATCTTTGCCATCAAAAGAATTAACTGATTTTTTATATAGTTTAGATTTTGATGTACTTTTAATATCTCAAACTCCGAGTCATTCAACGTCAGAATGGTATGGTATATTTGAAGGAAGCTATAAATGGTATCAAAAATTTAAAAAATTTAAAATAATAAATTTTGAATTATCAGAACATCATTTATTTCATGCTTATTGTGCATTAGCTTGGAAAAAAAATATTAAAAATATTGTAGTTTGCGATGGACATGGAATTAAAAAAAATAATTTTAGAGAACAAGAATCTGTTTATAAATTTGAAAAAGATATTTTACATCATATAAATACTGAATCCAATAACATTGGTCAGCATTATGCTCAATCTTCTTTTCAGGTATACGATCAATATTTTACAGAGGGTAAACTAATGGCTTATTCTTTACATAATGATTTTGCTAGAAGAAAACAAAAATTTTTTGAAGAACAAATGTTTAAGTTTATATCGCAGTATAATTTAGAGTATGATTTTTTATTTACAGGTGGATGTGCTCAAAATGTTATTTTTAACAACACGCTTTTAAATAAATTTACCAAAGTTTTTTGTGATCCTTTTAATGGAGATTTTGGAATAAGTTTAGGAGCAGCAAATTATTTTCTTAAAAATAGTTTAAAAATTGAAAGTATTTATTTAGGAATTCCTCAAGATTTTAATTTAGATTTGTTTCATGATTATAAAATTATACCTACAAATTATGATGAGGTTGCTAATATATTACAAAATGAACCCGTTGCAATTTTTCAATCTAGAAGTGAACAAGGACAAAGAGGTTTAGGCAATAGATCTTTATTAATGAGTCCAATACAAAATGATTCTCATGAAAAATTAAATCAAATTAAAAAAAGAGAATGGTATAGACCTTTTGCTTGTTCAATATTACAAGAAAAAGCTAAAGAATGGTTTGATATGAAAGGAGCAGATGAATCTCCATACATGATGTTTGTTTTTGAAATATTATTTAATAAGAGAAATATTTTAAAAGCAGGATTTGCTGCTAATCAAACCTCTAGAATACAAACAGTTAAAGAATCGGATAATTTACATTATTATAATTTAATTAAATCTTTTGAAAAAATAACCAACATACCGATTTTGGTAAATACAAGTTTAAACCTACCAGGCGATGTTCTAGTTGAAACATTTCAAGATTTAAAAAACATGTTTCAAAAAAGTAATTTAAGATATATTTACCTACCTGAAATACAAAAAATAATTTGTAAATAATATGATACAAACAGATATTATTTTTTTTCCTATTCTAGTGACTAATATAGTTAATTTTTTAAACCATAATCAACGTGAAGAAATAATTAATTTTTCTAAAAATATAAATCTTAAAAAACAAGAAAGTTTAGATGGCGATGCTTTATCAAGTCATTATTTAGAAGATGATATTTTAAATAGAATTACCTCATTAAAAAATTGTGATGATATATTTGCAAATTTAGAGAAACATATTAAAAATTATACTGATAAAATAGGATGTGGAAAATGTAAAATAACTAATTCATGGATTAATATACAAAAAAAAGATAGTAGACTTTTAAAACATACTCATCCTGATTCAATAATATCTGGAGTTATTTATTTAAATACAGATGAAAAAAGTAGTAAATTATATTTTTATAACCCGAATCAAATTATTTCTTGGACAAGAAGAGAGTTAAATACATGTTATAATAATGAATATCAATATATTGTACCTAAAAATGGTGATTTATTTTTATTTCCAAGCTGGTTATCGCATGGATCCCACATAGACATCAATAATACAGATGAAAGAATGGCTTTAAGTTTTAATACGTCTTATAATTAAAAGAACTCTTTATTGTTTATTAAATAAATATAAGATATAAGGCTTTTATGCCTTTAAAAAAGATACCTATAAAAGCTGGATTTAACAAACAAGATACATCAACTGCCGCAGAAGGTCAGTGGATTGATGGTGATTTTATTCGTTTTCGTTATGGATACCCTGAGAAAATAGGTGGTTGGCAACAATTATCACCTGAAACATTGGCAGGTGTTGCAAGAGCCCAGCACACATGGACAGATTTAAGTGGAAATAAATATGCAGCTATAGGTACTAATAAAATATTAACTATTTATTTTGAAGGTGCTTTTTATGATATTACACCACTTGGTACAGCTATAACTGGATGTACTTATACATCAACAACTGGATCAACTACAGTTACAATCAATAAAGCAGGCCATGGACTTGCAGTTGGTGATTATATTATATTTACAAGCGTTACCACGCCAGGACCAACTACTACTGGATACACAGCGGCAAGTTTTACGACAAATACTTTTGAAGTAATTTCAGTTCCAACTTCCTCTACATTTAGAATTACAATGGCTACAGCTGAAACAGGAACGGGTGTTACTGGTGGTGGATCTTTAATTACAACTCCTTATGTATTCGTGGGCCCTGTTAATCAAACCTATGGTTATGGATGGGGAACATCTACTTATGGAACAGTTGCTTGGGGTGAAGCATCATCATCACCTACAGTTGTCTTATCACCAGGACAATGGTCATTTGATAACTTTGGACAAATATTAATTGCAACTATTAAAAATGGTAAAACTTATTCATGGGATCCAGCAGCATCAGGAGCCTTGAATATTAGAGCAACTGTAATAGCAGGAGCTCCAACTAAATCTGTTTGTTCTATTGTATCTGATAGAGATAGACATTTAATTTTACTTGGAACAGAGACAACTATTGGAACACCTTCTACTCAAGATCCGATGTTTATAAGATTTTCAAACCAAGAAGATTATAATACTTGGTTACCTACTGCAACGAATACTGCAGGTACATTTAGATTAGATACAGGAAACTATATTGTCGGAGCTGTACAAGGTAAGGATTATATATTTATTTTAACGGATCAAGCAGCTTATGTTATGCAATTCGTAGGACCTCCTTTTGTCTTTTCAATTAGACAGGTTGGTACAAACTGCGGATGTATTGGTCAGCATTCAATAGTCTTTGCACAAGGTGCCATCTTCTGGATGGGATTTGGTGGTGGATTTTTTGTATACGACGGTACTGTTAAACAATTACCATCATTAGTGGAAGATTATGTATTTACAACCGGTGGAGATAATCCAGGAATAAATTACAATGCTGCAGACATTGTTTATGGTTCTCATAATAGTTTATATAATGAAGTAGTTTGGTTTTATCCAACAAACAATTCATCACAAGTTAATGCCTCAGTAGTTTATAACTTCGTTGAAAATACTTGGACTACAATGTCTTTAACTAGAACAACTTATTCAGATGCTCAAACATATGATAAACCATACGCCACAAAATGGGACTCAACTGCTACACCAACGTTTCCAGTTATTAATGGTGTAACTAATACATATGGTGCATTTACTTATTATGAACATGAGACAGGTGTTAATGAAGTAAGTTACACTGGAGTTAAGACAGCTATCCCTGCTTACATTGAATCTGGAGACTTTGATTTAGATATAGAAGGAGATGGTCAGTTTTTAATGAAGATAAATAGATTTATACCGGACTTTAAAATACTTGATGGAAATGCTAAAGTAACTTTATTATTAAGAGATTATCCATCTCAAACACAAAATAGTCAGATGTTGGGACCGTACACTGTAACTTCATCTACAACTAAGATAGATACTAGAGCAAGAAATAGATTAATGAGTATTAAAGTAGAAAATGAATCGGTAGATGAAAACTGGAGATATGGATTATTTAGAGTAGACATTCAACCTGATGGAAGAAGATAATGGCAAAAATTACAACGTACATACCAGAACCAAGTCCAGAGTATTCTCCGGATAATCAAAGGCAAGTGCTACAAGCATTAGAGACATTAAAAGATCAATTAAACTTTTCTTTCCAAGAAGACTTAAAACAAGATCTTCAAAGATTTACTTGGTTTAACATGAGGTTTGGCTGCTAATGAGTTGTGAAAATATAAATGTTGGTAATGGTCAGTTAATTACAATCGGTGGTAATAATGT